CGAATCCGTCATCGTTCAGTTTGAGTTTCATAGGTCATCCAACCCGAGCTGTTAGGCCATCCGGCCGTGATTTGCACCGACCCTCATCCGAGGAACCGGCAATAAAAAAGCCGCACAGGGTTAGCTGTGCGGCCGGTAGACTGTGTATTCGCGGCGTCAGTCAGTGATACCGACCGCGCCTAGTTCGGCCTTCTTCACGTTGGCCTTGATGCGCACTTTCTCGTCATCCCACGTCGTTTCGGGGCTGATGTAGCCGCGGCGCTTCGCTTCGTTGAACAGCGACTCGTCGGAGAACGTGCCATCGACGTTCATGTCACGCAGCAGATCGATCGATGCCTCGGCCAGCGTTGCAACGCCGAAGTCCTTGAAGATCTGAACGTTGCCGCCCTTCGCTTCCTTGATCCATTTCGCTGTCAGGTCTAGCGCGGCGTCGATACCGTCTTCAACGTCTTCGATCAGGCGTTGCAGCGCGCACATGCCTGCTTCGTTCTCGGCGACGGTCTGTGCGACGGTCGTCTTGCCCGGCTTGATGACGAGCAGTTCGGCACCGACCTGGCGCATGCGATCTTCGAGATCGAGCAGCGAAAGCCGCCCTGCTTCGATAGCTGCTCCAGAGTGCTCGACGTACTTCAGATCTGCCTTATCTGAATCGACCGTGACCATCGAGCCAGCGCCGACGATCACCGGCTGACCGTCCAGCCCCTTGCCGAACAGAATAGGTACGCGCGCGACGTGCAGAATCGTCTGCTGGTCGCTCTTGCTCTGCCAATGCTCGACGTTCATGTGCGCCAGTTCGAGCAGCGGCGGGACCGCGGTCATGAATCCGGTGCGCCGGCCGTAGATCGGCACGAACGGGATCACGTCAAGCGTCGTAACGCCGTCCTCATGCAAAATCCATTCGGGCTTGCCGGTCTTCGGATCGGGCTTCTCCGACTCGCGGTAAGTCGCCCATGCACCCGGCGTCAGCACGCGCACCTGTTCGACCATCTTTTCGCCGAACTCGCCGTCGTCCTCGATGACCTGCTCGAGCAATCGCAACTGCGTGAACACTTCCGCGCCGTTGATGCGCTTCGAGCGCCAGCCGAGAATGTTGCCAGCGTGGATATGCACCCAATACGGCCGGATGCCCGCGGCGTTTTCCTGTGCTTGCGTCCGAATGCCTTGCGCTGGCGGGCAGTCGACCAGAATGCCGGTGATGCCGTGCGACAGCGCTTCCTCTGACAGACTCGCAGCGAACGCGTGCAGGTTGCGCCCTTGCAGATCGATGTCCGTGTCGCACCATTCCTTGATGCGCGCGGGCACATCGTCGGTCAGCGTGACGGGCTTGCTAAATGGCTTGCCGGCCAGCACCTCTACCGTGCGAGGGAATGCAGGAAACAGCGTGGCCGTATCCTTGCGCGCCTTGTATGCTTCGCCGGACTCGCCGGGCCACTGCGGTAAATAGGTCTTGCCAGCCTTGCGCATGGCCGGCGTGCCGCCGAGCAGTGCGTCGACGATCGGCCAGTTCTCGGCCATCGCTTCCACTGCGGCGGACTGGTCGCGCACTGTTGTCGTCATGTGTGTGTTCGGTTACATGTGGAGCGGGCGGACGGTCGTCTGACGCTTCACGATGGGATACATGCGGACGATCGGATACGTGCCGGCGTCGTTGACGTGATCCACGCCGCTCGACTTGTCTGGCTCGCCGCGCTCGTCGTAGGCTTGTTGCTCAAGCCCTTCGGTGAACTTCGGGCAGCGCCGCGTGTTCACCTTCATACGGCGCACGCCCTGCCCGTTGAGCAGCATTGCATTCGTCGACAGCACGCGGTCTTTAACAGCCGGGTTCGTGCTGCCAACGTTGATCGTGAATTTGGCCTGCTTCAGAATGGATATGTCCGACTCGGACGCTTTCTTGCTGCTGGTGTTCTGACCGCTTGCATCGGGATAGATCGTGATCGCGTGGCCGTTGTCGCGCCAGCGCTCACCGATCAACCTCGCCATGTCAGGCGTATCGCGCACGTCGACCAGTTCCTCGACGGCGATCGGATTGCCGTCACGAATGACGTAGATCACCGCAGCCATCCTTAGGACGTTGAAATCGAGCCCGATGTGCAGCGGCTCGCCAGGCTTGATCTCGGCGTCGCTGTGATTCAGCTTGCGGTCAAAGTTCGGGTAGACACTGCCGCTCGTCAGATTACAAAACTGACCACGCAAATAAGCGTCGATCAGCTGCGGCGGATACGACTGGAACAGCGAGTCGATGTAGTCGTCTGGCAGGTTCGCTTCGTTGTCGTATGTGCTGGCCTGAATCAGCCCGTACATGTCGCCAAGCGCCGGCTTCTCGCTCAATTGCTTGACGAACTGGCTATGCACAAAGCGGAACCCTTCCGGCGTGGTCGTCACATCGACGCCGTTCTTCAGGTTGTCCACCTTGTAGCGCATACGGGCGATGATCTTGCGCCACGCCTGCTGCGCCTTCTCGGCCTTCATGACGTCCAGCTCGTCGCACAGCGCCTTGCCAATCTTGAAGCCGACGATCGTATCCGGCCGCTCCATCGAGCGACAGATGATCGTGCCGCGGGACTTGCGCCCCTCGAATACGTGCACTTCCTTGTTCGACTCGTTGATCTTGACGCTCAAGCCCCAATCGGCTGCGACTTCCTCAACGGTCGGATAGAAAATGTCGCGAATCTGCGGATACGACGGCGCGAAGTAGCCGGCATTGATGCGCGGATATTCCCAGAAGTGCTGCATCAGGCCGCCACAGCCGACCCACGTCTTGCCCGAGCCGAAGCCTGCAACGTAAGCACGGAACTTGTGTTCCATCGACAGAAACTGAGCCTGCGGAACGTTAAGACTTGGCATCGTCGCGCTTCCTTGCGTCGCGGACCTCGATCACGAACTTGCGCGACTCCGGCGGCGATTCTTCGTCTTCATCCATGTCCTTGCGCAACAGTTCGTTCTCCATGCGGAGCTTTTCGGCCTGCTGCGCCTTGATCGGATCGTCTCGACGGTCGCTGTAGACGCCAAGGATGCGAGACACGTTGTCGAGCGCCTTCATGCGGTCATCGATCAGCGCCTTAAGCCCATCCTTGCCCTGATGCACACCGGCATACAGCCTGCGCGCGGCGCCCTTCAATCGGCGCGTGTCATGCACATGCACCTTGCCGCGGCCCTCGCCAGCACACTCCGGGCACTCAGGATTCGGCTCCCGAGTCGCAACGAACCCGAATCCGCCAGCACATGATGGCTCCGGCTTACCTTCGTTCTCAGCGTCGCGCTGAGCCTTCTCGAACTCGCCATGCGTCCACTGGTATTCGTGATCCTCGCCCCAGCAGTGCCGGCAGTTGTCGCGCCGGTATTCGACGATCTCGTTGATGTCGACGTTTGCCAGTTCCCACCAGCGTTGAAGCACGACTTCTGGCGTGATCGCCGTCTTGCCAGCGATCTCAACGCGACGTTTCGCCAGATATTCGGCTACGTCAGGTTTAGTAAGGTTCTCAGCAGCGATGGATCGAGCGGTCTTTTCGCTATACCCTGCCCTGATTGCCGCTTGCGTGGCGTTCAGGTCAATGAGGTATTCGTCCACGAAGCGGCGCTGCTTGTCTGTCAGCGCCATGCTGTTCCTTTGAGGTGAATTTTTCTTGCGGCTCGGTGCGTGTTAGCGTTTCCTGCTCAGCGCCACAGTCCGTCGCGAAAGCAATTGATGAATGCGACGCCAATCAGCGCAAGGAGTATCACCGCGCACACAGCGGGGATGCCTACGCCTACTGCGAGCGTCCAAAGCAACCACTGTGGAATATGGAATGCAATGTCCATTTCATCCTCTGTGTATGGGTTGACCACGCCTAGCGCCGCAGAAACTGACCGAGGTCAGGGAGGAACGGCTTACGCTCTATCGTGGCCTGCCGGGGTTATTCGTGATGCGTCGCGCCACTGGCCGGCCGGGCGCGTGACTGCAAGCAGTCGGTTGTAGGTGCGCGCTCACCGGCCTCGCCTGCGCGGAGAGTTCGCAGGGTTTACAGCTATCAGCCGGGAGCAGCGCGGGGGAATCATTGGGCGTGGGCCCTACTGAAGTCGTGCATCAACATGATGGCCACGACTCCAAATATTTCTGTCTCTTGCTTGCCCTTGAACCTGCCTGCATATTCGCCGAACAGCGGCATATCGGTCAGCACGAGAAGAAGCTCCAGCCACGACAGGCCGCCGCGTTCCGCCAAGCGCTCGACGGTTTGCCCATGATTCGCGACCGCCTGCTTCTCGTGACGCTTGA